TCAGCTACTTCGGTTTTCTGATACCGATGGTAGGCTTAAGAGAGGATTGCCTATAAATCCATCTTGTATCATTGCTATTAGTCTGTTGCCATATTCTGGTCTTATTTTCAGTTCTAATACTAACCGAAACCGGTTATAACACTTCCTTAAAAGCTAAATTACTTTCATTATAATTTAATCTTCCTGTGCTTGAATTATATACTGCTTGACCGCAATGACCAGTCTCACCACTAAACCTAGATTTTAATACAGCAAATTTTACTATACTCCTATCGGCTTTCTCGGCTGCCATCATATTTCTAGCAAATCCTATTATATCAAAACTAATTTGTTTAATTGATCCAGATCCTTTAATAGAGTCTAAATTAGGCATAATACCTTCCTCAAAACTTTTTCCCTCACCTGTACTTTTTCTTAAATGAGATATTAATGTTAAATGAATATTGTACCTTTTTACTATTTTTAATAAAGAGCTCATAACCTTATCAACTGCTTCATTACCTGTAGCACCATCAACTCCTTCACTTACAGCTATTGTAATATGATCAAGTATTAAATAATTACAACCTAATGCAGCCAAATATTCAATCCTATCTAATAAAGAAGTATCTTGAACAGATCCTTGGTGGTCTAATAAAATTAATCTTTCATCTTTAAATACTTTATCATAACCAATCCTAGCTTCTTCATCAGTAACATCATCTGGAAATCTAATATTTTTATTAATAGACATACCAATTAATCTTGTAGCAGTATCACCAATACTTTCTTCTAATGATATTAATCCAATTTTATCTTCAGTTTTATCTAATAAATTTAAAATAGTTTCTTTAACAACAGTTGATTTTCCAGATCCTGTACCAGATGTAAATAAAGTTATCTCACCTAATCTCATTCCAAATAATTTATCATTTAAACCTTTTAAACAATCAGGGTACGGTACTGATTTAACTTCAGATCTTTCTTTAAATGCTTGCCAAATCTTTTCACCACTAACAAAGTTATCAGGTTTATATGTTTTAGCGCTCCATACATCTTGTAAATATGTATTAGATTGTTCTTTAACTAATGCTTCATTTGCATCTTTAAATATACTATTAACAATATGTGATTTACCAGGCTTAATTATATGTGCTACATCATTTGCAGCCTCAATGCCATGTTCATCATTATCAAATGCTAAAAATACTTTTTCATATTTATTAATAAAATCTAAATTAGATGCAATATTTCTTCTAGCACTTGGTGCACCATTAACAATACTAACTACATCAAATTGTGCTTTAGCTTTTGTAAGCATTTCTAATATAGATAAACAATCTATTTCACCTTCAGTAATAACTAAATTTTTTCTTTTACCACTATTACATTGGTTAAATAATTCAGGTACTTCTGCTTTTCCAATAGATCTAAACTCCTTGGTAGCTACTATTCTTTTCTTATATGCTTTAATTTTTTTATTAACAGTTATGGGATAAAAATGACTAATAATATTTCTATTTTCATCATATTCAATTTTAACACCAGCATTATATAACACTTTTTTAGATATATTTCTAAAACCTTCAATTGGTAATTTAGCTATTTCATCTAAATTTAATTGTGATTGTACTACTTTAAACTCAATATCTGTTTCTTCTGTACCACTTGGATTAGTTTTTTTACAACTAAAACAATATGTACTACCATCTGAATAAACAGCATTTGCATCTGAAGATCCACAAGGCTCACAATTTGTGTGCTTTATAAATGTTGTGTCTTTACCCATAAACTTCCTCTCTTGTTATATTATATTTTTTTGTTGCCCATTTAACAAATTTTTTAATGTCCTTACCTGTTGCAGAAGTCATCATCATATTTGCTATATTAGCTACAAATTCTACATTGCCTTTTACATATCCTAGTTTTGGATTTATTCTATCCAATGTTGGACTTAATCTACCTAAGGTTTTATTAGCTACTCTCATTTTATATCCAAGGATAGGGCATCTAAAATCTTTAGGAAAAATATTTTCTAAATAATTTGATGTTAAATTAAATGGTAAATTTTTTATCCTGGCTCTTCTCTTAGATGCTTTACAAGCAGTAACAGCAATACCTCTAATAGTTTTATTATATTTAGACTGGTTGAATGCCATTAACATAACCTTTCCAAAAATTAATTGTCCATTTATCTTTTATATCTTTTAATAAATAAAGCATCTTACCCATAGTTTCTAATCTATGTCTATGATCTTTACCATAATGTTTTTTATAAGTATTAACAATTGCTTTAAATTGATCTTTTATATTTTTACCTTTTAATATTTTATCTGCTTTAACTTTACCAATTCCTTCTACACCTGGAACATTATCTACAGGATCACCTGTTAATAATTGCTCATGAAAGAAATTAATAGCATCAATTGTAGATACAGCAATTAAATTATTATACATTAAATTATAAAATAGACCACCAATAGTTTTAAGATCCTTATCAATTGTAATTAACATATATAATTGATTTGATTTTAAATATTTTGTAGCTTCAATAGAGATTGTATCATCCGCTTCTAAACCATCATGCATTATAGGTTTATATTTTTTAATTACATATTCCTTTAATGGTTTAAATTGAGGTGGTTTTTCTCTTCGTCTACCTTTATAAACAGTATAAGGTTGCTTTAATTCTTTTCTAAAATTACCTTTACCTGATACATGAATTTTATAATCTTGACATGCTGTCTCAGCTTTAATATTTTCTATTGTCATATCAAAAGCTTTTTCTGGCTTTATATTATCTTTTTCAGATTTATTAATAGCACGATAAATTAATACGTCACCATCAATTAATCCTATTATTTTATTAGTGTGTTGCATTCCAATTACTTCCTTCTTTCGCTTCTCCGTTCATTTGTATATTTAATTTTAATTCTTTAGTAATAAAATCACCAAAAGAATAACTTAGTATTTCTTTAACTCTATTTACATTTTTAGGCTCAGTTTGAACCTGAACTTCATCATGTATTAAACCTAATATATCTACATTTAAATGTTCTTCTTTAAACATTTTAAAAGCATTAACAACTGCAGTTTTAACTGTAATTGCTTCAAATGCTTGTAATAAATAATTAAGTAATTTAAATGATGACTCAGCATAAACTTTCCTACCGTCTAATGCTGGCACAAAACCTAAACCTAATTTATTTTGTGTTTGATAAAAGAATTTATTTAATCTTAAATTTAATTCCTTTAATCCTGGAAAGGCTGTATATAGTTTACCTTTTACTTCTTTACCTTTCTCCATATCCTCAACGCCTGTAACCATTTTACCTAACTTAGCAAAACCAGCGCCAAATATTGTAGCGTATAATAAACTTTTTGCTAATTGTCTAGGAACACCTACAATATCAGCAGTCCTTTGATGTATATCACCATTTAAAATATGTTCATTTATATCTTTACTATTTAAATAATGGCCTAAGGCTCTAATTTGGTTACCTGAACTATCACAACCAACCATAACCTTATCAGTATCAGCTATAAATAATTCTCTCATCTCTTTACCAAAGAAAGAATTACTATTTGGTACATTAACTACCTTAGAATGTCTTTGTCTATAAGTAGGTGTACCTATATTAAATGCTTCAACATAAATTCTATTATCATTTTGTTCTGCTAATTCAATCCAGGTTTTTAAAACACTATGTCTACTTCTTAAACTATAATAGTGTAATATTTCTTTTCCTAAATCACCCTCAATTGTATGTACACTATCCGGAGTTATTTTTGGTTCTCCTTTTGGTGTATATTGACTAGGTTTCCAGCCATTATCTAATAACAAACCTCTTACTTGATCCATATTACCTAGATCGGCTTCAATCATTTTAAATCTTTGAAATGTTTTATTAGGATCCCACAAATGGGTATCTTCTTGTTTAACTTCTTTATCTAAAAATTGTGATAACATTCTTGCACTAACTGAACTAAATCTACCATCTTGAATATATTTAACTTTTTTAGGATCCTTATCTATTAAAATTTTTCTAGGCTTTAATGTAGGGTTTATTTTATCTTCAATTTTCTTCATCTCTGAAGTTAAATACTCATAATGCTTTTTAGCTAATGTTGTATTAAACTTCCATTTATTAATAACTTGATTTGCACAAATTTGAGCAATTGCATGTTCCGTTTGTAATGCAGTTTTAAATGTAGGTCTATTTTTAATTAATAGCTGTGCCTCTTCAACTACATATTTATAAACTTTATGATTTAAATTTACATCTTGTATTGCATATGTTTTCATCTCTGGACTATATGTATTAAAATCCGGGCTTTCACCTTTAGCATCATTTAATATCTTACCAAAATTAGCTAATGAATGTTTACCCTCTCTTCTAAAGTTATTCATTTGACTGATAACCATTGTATCTATCATTTTGATTGTTGTAGGTGGTTGCCAGTTAAGTATTTTATTTAATACAACATTGTCATAAGCTATTATATTATGGCCTATTAATACAGTTGCTTTATTTAAATAAGGTACTAATTCTTTTAAAGGTTTACTATCAGCATCATAATCACTAAATGTTATTATTTCATTTGTGTCTATATTTTTAATTACTGCTAACCAAATTGTATCTACGGTTTCTATTAAACCATTGGTTTCTATATCGTATATTAGTTTCATTTTATCCTATCTTTAAAGTAATTAAATGCCTTTGAATAAAGCATTGCTTGTGTATCATCATTATTAAAAACAACAGGTAATATTACATCATCTAAACCGTGTTCAGATCTATGACCATCACCTTCATATCCAGGGCGTTTAACACCAACACAAAAACCATATTTGTTAATCATTTCTAATTCATTTTTAAATCTTACATCAGATATAACAATATTCTTTTTTGTGTCTTTAATTTTATTTTCTAATATTTTAACCCATATATCTTTATGTAATTCATCTCTAAAAGCCATACCTATTTTTTGTAACATATCTCTAGGAGATAAATAAAACCAACCAGGTAAAGATTCTTCTCTTAATATTCTTTCACCATTATCACCAGCTAATATTGCTTTATCAATACCAAATGTATGATGAACTATATCTTTAATTGGTTGTGAAAATGACATTTTTTCAAATCCATAACTTGTTTGCAATAAGTTTGCAACTGTATCTTTTCCAGATCCTTTATAACCTGCAACTCCTATTATCATTTTATTCTCCTTTTATTTTTAATGTACTCTTTTTACAGCTTTAATTGTATATAAATAATTACAAGGATAATGTTTTCTAAATGCATTATCTATTTTTGCTTCAGATAAAATCATATCAATATCCTCTTCCTCTAATCCTCTTAAATCTAAAATCATTCCTATTGTTATAATAGCTTCTATTCTATCAGTAGAATTATTCATTAAACCAACTTCCTTGCCTTCTAATGGCAAAGCATATCGTCTAATTTCAGATTTTTTCTCACCACTTAAAATCATTTTTAACCATTTATCGTCAATGTTAAAAACATGAAAGTCTGTTTTATTCATAAATTCCTCTATTAATTAGCTGGGCTTTTACACCCAGCCAATAAGTTTATTATTAAATTACTTCTTTATCAGTATCAATTGCAGCAAATTCAATTTTGTCTGCGCCTGTATACTCTACTTTTTCAGTAATTTGTAATGCTAAAAGTTGTACAGATATTCCAGATTTACCCATATATGTATATGGTTTAAATTTAATCTGAGCATTACCTTTTGATCCATTACCTAAAGTAGTGGTATCAAGAATAGGTTGTAAACTTTTGTCCACAACTGGTGGAGGTGAAGTATTATACTTGCCCTCGGCATTAGTATAAATCTTTTTCTTCAATCCAACATTATACACAACCTTTCCGTCTTCTTCAACTGGTTTAACATTAAGACCAGCTTTTTTCCACGCATCAGCTTGTTTTTTATCTGATGTTTTTACAGTAACTGAATACTGTGGGCTTGCTTTATCAAAACCCATATCTGGATTTTTAGGATCCAGCTTTATCCAGTTAAACTCTACGTTATTCAATAACATATTATTTTCTCCTTTTCTATATTATCGTCCTTGTCGGTTATATTTCTTATAACTTCTCTTTTCGCTTTTATTTAAAGATTTTTTATGAACTCCGGGTCGTTTTTTAGGTTTTTCCCGCTCCACAAAAGTCTTCATCTTTTTCTTCGCCATATTTACATCCGTTCTCATCGCAAGGTCCACAATTTAAACATAAACACAAACAAGTAAATTCATCTGCTTTAGTTGTGTTCTTGCATTCCTCACATTGGTAATTATCACGCATATTCTCCTCCTATATTAATAATTAATCTGTTTATAAAGCTAATACATTTGGAGGATATTAAATATATTAGCTATAAAAACAGACTAATTTAGTTTCTCTGTAAGACCGTATAATAGGATATATAACTATATATAGATATATTAGTATATAGATAATAATCATAGTATAAGCTCTATAAGAGTTTTTTTGTTTTTTCTTTCTCTGTAAGACCGTACTTTAGGATTGTATAGGCCAGATCCATCGACGAAAAAAACCAATTTATTTTAATTCCTATTATACGGCCTTACAGAAGGACCAGAATTCAAATCAATCGTCGAAAAAAACCAAATTCTTCCATTTTTCTATTGGTATTATTAGGTGTTCAGCTTTCGTTCCCCTTCCTCTGGCGCGAATCCTTATATACCAAGGAAACTAATTGCTATAAATAATGGAATAAAGCTTTTTTATTAACTATAGTGTCGTATAAATAGGGATAGTTAATTAATTTCAAATTTTTTAACTATTAATTGGTTCAGGGTTTTAGCCAGTACATAAAATTAAAACCCCCTGCTACAAACTGGGCAATTCTAAGGTTTACCCACAGCAAAAGATAGGGCTAAAGGTTGTAGATGGTTCCACTTACCACT